AAATTATTTTACATGGCATATCCCATTATTATGTTATTCGCGAATCATCCATAGATACTTATAATAATTTGTTGACACGTCTTATATAAGTGTAGTATTATATACTAAAATAATAATAAAAGGATATCATTTCATGTACGAACTCTACTTTTCCATATATAATGCATGGTTACTTGTAAATCACGACAAAAAATTTAGAGAAGAATTTATAAAATGGATGGCAAACATGTTCACGTTCGCCAGCACTATTATGCTATCAGTTTCGATAGTAACTTCATTGTTACCGATAACCTATGTGGGTTTTTTAATAGCACATTCCATATGGGCGTTTTTCGCATATAAACTTAAAGATAAAGCACTGCTCGCACAATTTTTATTCTTTATACCCCTTGATATGATAGCAATATATATCAGGTTTTAAACAACAACAATAATAATAAATAGGAGAAAATAATGTCATTATTAAAAATTATAGCAATAAAAACAACAATTGGTGAAGAGGTTATAGCAAAGATCAAAGAAGATAATATTGATCATCTTATTCTTGAAGATCCAAGAGTTTTAATGATGCAACAAATGCAAGATGGTGGAATACAAATAGGCATGGTACCTTTTCTTGTAAGTTCTACCGATCCAGAAAACAAATCAGAATCTGATATAAAATTATATAAAAAGGATATAATGGCGGAAGTTCTTAATGTTTCTTCGCAATTAGAAAAACAATATAGAGAACAAGTGACCGGCATAGTATTAGTATAACAAGGACGTATAATGGCAATAGTAGTTTATAAGTGTGATGTATGTAAACGTACACGCGAATATCAACAAAATGTTGATGGAATGGAAAAAATTCAACGATGTACTATTACGCATGGTTGTCGTGGAAAATTATTTCAATTAAATGTTTTGCCTGATTATATTCGGGCAAGCAGGCCGGATTCGGTTTTAGGATTGGATGATTGGCGACAGCGTAAAGTTTTATATAATCACATACAAACTATAGCACGAAATACATGGATAGTTAAACATAATCTTGGAACGTTCCCATCGATTTCTGTTTTTGTGAATATACCTATAGAAGGAAATCCAGATAACATCGAAGAAATTTTACCAGATGATACTAAAGTAGTCGATGATGATAATATAATTTTGACTTTTAATAGATCGTGGTCTGGTTTGGCTCAGTTAGTAGCAAGACAATCCGATCCAAATTTGTTAAAACCATTTACCAGAATTGTAGATACATCAAAAGAAGATCTCCAACAAATTTCTAAAGATGGTGAAATCGCAATTGCAACGAGAATTTCTTCAGTTGGTGAATGCGAAAACATAGAACTTTCAACTTTATATTCTACTACGCAAAATACCATAGTAAATCATACATATACACAAGTTAACGATAATACAACCAATTCTAGTTCGCCATGGTTCGATTTTGATAGTGTAGTAATAAAAGGAAAAATCTATACTGTTAGAAGTTTTGATGGCATTATTCCGCAAATGTTTGATGAAACAATTGGATCAGGATCTACTTTTAGGTTTACAGGAATAACACAAGATGCTACATGTTCTCCATTAGGCACCAGCAGAAATATTCAACAAGATGAAGTCTATATTTTGTTTGCTAGTAAACCATTTGAAATTGTCGATAAGCTTACTACTCAATATATAGATGTATTTGACGTAACAGATAGCGAAAATATATTTTCATTAATATATGATTCCGGTGAATTCTTTTCACAAAAAAATATAATACAGGAAACATATCCTCCAATAAGATCAGTATAATTAATGAAAGCAAAAAAACAAAAATTACTAATAGAATATTTAATATCTTCACCTGACACATTTACAATTTGTCAAAACATTGTTGAATATAAATATTTTGATCCAGAATATAGAAACTCAGTAAAATTTATAAAAGAATATTATGAGGAATATAGTACTACTCCTAATCCACAACAAATAGAAGCAGAAACAGATCAAGAATTTAAATTACATGATATTAGTCCTGATGAAGTAAAATATGTTTGTATTGAAATTGAAAAATTTTGTAAGTATTCGGCTATGAAACATGCATCTTTAATATTACCGGGTTTAATTCAAGAAGGAATAGAAGATGAAACTAAGTATAGCGAAGCAAGAGAACTTGTAACTGATGCGGTTTTGGTTTCATTGCATAAAGATTTAGGTCTTCGTTATTTCGAAACTGTAGATGAACGTATCCAAAGAATGCTTAATGAAGATCCCACAACTTCTACAGGATGGGATGGCGTAGACGATGCATTGTTCGGCGGAATATCAAGAAAAGAATTGTTATTAGTATCTGCAAATTCTGGAGGCGGTAAATCCATAACATTAGCAAATCTTGCATTTAATTTTTTAAATCAAAATTTAAATGTACTTTATATTTCATTGGAATTATCAGAAGATGTCATTGCACAACGATTTGATACAATGTTTACGGGAATAGGTCGCAAGGAATGGAAGGAAAATACTGATGCCGTTTCAAAAGGTGTAAAACATTCCGGTAAAGATATTGGAATTCTTGATATCATACAAATGCCAACGGCTACCACATCTAATCAAATCAGATCATATTTAAAGGAATATTATTTAAATCATAAGATGACACCTGATTTATTAGTATTAGATTATATTGATAATATGGCACCAAATGAACATGTATCTGCTGACAATGTTTTTGAAAAGGATAAACGAAGTTCTGAACAATTACGACAGATAGGAGTAGATCATAATATGTATATGGCTACAGCAAGTCAATTAAACAGACAAGGTGCAGTTACTTCAGATCATAACCAGTCTCACATAGCAGGAGGTATTAGTAAGATTCACGTTGCTGATGTATACTGGTCAATTATATTTACTCCAGAAATGCGAGCACAGGGTAAAATTATTTTCATTTTTCAAAAAACTAGAAATAGTGATGGATTGGGCAAACAAGTACATTTGAAATGGCTTCCCAAATATTTGAGAATGGTAAATGAAGAAGAAAAGGCGATAGTATTTAATGCTAAAAAAGAAGAAGAAGATGATGAACCAACTGGTGATAAATTAATGGGATTGATAGACAATCTTTTGTAATGATAAATAAAGAAATAAAACAAAAAATGCATAACTATAAAACAGGAGAAAAGCAATGCAAAAAGTAACAGATATATCAGTATTGGATGTAGACGGAAAACCATATGCGGTTGATTCATTAACAGATGAAATTAAAGCATTAGTGGAAGTATATAATGATTGGAACAGAAAAGAAGCTGAAGTGCTGGATGAATTAACACGTTTTCGTGCTGCACGTGAAACATTATCTCGTCAAATTATTGGTAAAGTACGCGAACATCTAGCCGAAGAAGAAGAAAAAGTTAAGGCGGCAGAAATGAGCAAAGAAGAAGAAGTTAAAAAAGATGTAGTCAAAGAAGATGATTCTGCTGCAGATGAATCGTTAATAGAATAATAACTTATTGATTTGCTAATTAATATCCAATATCCCCAATCATGGGGATTTTTGGTTTATAACCTATTAAAAAAATGTTCTATGATTCAAATAGTATAAATACTATAAATCATTAAAATAGGAAGATTTTATGTCTTTATTACACAATATAGTACAAGAAATGGCTGCTGCTGGTTCTACCGGCGCACATGCTATTGCAACAACACCAGGTTCATTATTTTCGGGTGGTATAATAGATCCGAAAAAAAGTAAATCCAGACAAAGAAAGATGATTCGTAGAATTATGAATATGAAGGAATCTCTTGGCGTAGATCTTGGAAGAACAGATTTTGATGCTTCTGATGTTATTTCTCGTATTGATGCTGCATCTAAAAAAGCTGAACAAAACGATGATACTACTGCATTTGGTCTTGAAGATGAAGACGGAAATATGGTTAAGGTATATATTCGTAATGATCAATCTGAAGAATTTGAAAAGGAACTATCTGCAATGTTAGCCGGTGCCGATGAAGATGACGATAATGAAAATTCATCTCCTGAAATAGCAGAAGTATTATTTAAATTAAAAGATAAATTTGATATAGTAGATGTTGAATGGCCTGGCATAGAAGGCGATGTAGAAGAAGAACAGGAAGTTGGTGGCGCAGAAGCCATGGGCGCAGAAGGTGGAATGGCTGGCGGAGAAGAAGGAATGGCTGCCGGTGGTGAAGAAGGAATGGCAGGCGGCGGTGATGAAGCCATGGATGGTGATCTGGATGGAATAGATTCAGAAGGCGGAGCGGATGATGAAGAAATGATGCCAGATGATGATGATGGTGCAAAATCTGCATTATCTCAAGTTATTGACATGATGAAAGCAGATGCCGAAGCTAAAAAAGCCGAAGCGGATGCCAGAACTGCTGAAGCTAGAGCCAAAGAAGCTGAATATTCAGCACAATCTGCTGGTTCTAGAGTTAGAAAAGAAGAACAAATTTACGACATGGAAGAAGAAGAAAAGCGAAAATCTAATGATAAAAAAGAAGCTGAACAATTAGCCAAACTTGCTAGATTTCAACATCAAAAAGCACAAGATTCCGAAGTCAAATTATCCATGGAATCGAAAGAAGATGCAAAATATCATCAACCTTATAAGACTAATCATAAGGAAGATGACGATGATTGTGATGAAATATCAATGAAAGAATTATCTTATTTGATTATGCGTAATTTGGGACATAATTCATGAAAAATATAACATTTATTCAATACTTAACAGAATTGGTAGTTAGTGATGATCCGACACAAGCAATGAAAGATGTAAAGCAATCATCACGAAATCCAGATAGATATAAAAAAGCACAACAGGCTGGTAATGTTGAAGACCAACGAACTATTCAAAAAGATAATGAAGATCCTAATAAAAGTGAAAAACTCAGAATAGCAAAAATGAAACAACAACTTAATCGCGGTGAAACCAGATTGCAACAAAAAGAAGAGCAAATGGCAAGACGAGCGGGTGTGAAATCTGGCGGGGAACAAATGTAATGAAGGTTAATGAAATTTTATTTGAATGTAGTTTAGAAGAAGTGTATGTAGACGAAAATGATGAAATACTTTCGGAAGCAGCTGTCAGACAATGGAAACGTCAAGGACAAAAATTAGTAAAAAAATATCGTTGTTTGGCTGGACATAAAAAAAATAGATTAGTATCAAAGGCTGGGGATTGTGGAACTCGTAAAGATCCTGCTAAGGTTAGACACGGAAGAAAGGTTATGCGTTCTAAGAAAAGTTCTATAGTTCGTAAAACTAAAGTTGCAAAAAGAAGATCTATTAGTAAAATATTAACTAAATTAAATGCTAGACTTATGGGTAAAACTCCATAAGTTTCACTGTTCTATTAGATTTTTTCTTGATCTGGAACTAAAATAATACAATCCTTAAATTTAATTTTAAATTTATGCACTATTACATTTCGCAGAGCATAATCAAATTCAGCAAAATGTTCCATAATTTCACATAGTATGAATTTTTTTGAAAAGTAAAGATCTTCATTACCAGACAATGCATCGATATTACAACTAAAGGATTCGCTAGAACATAAATCCTTTAATACTTCGAATACTTCACCATAACAATTTTCTTCAGCTTCACAACTTAAAATATTATTTTTTAAATCTAATTTACATCGAATGATTTGTTTTTTTAAATTATTATTTGGATCTAGTGTAGTTCTAAATATCCATCGGTGTTGCATAATAGGCATTAATATACCTGTACCTACTTTACCATCTGTTTTATCTTTCTTGTTAATAT